TCTCATTTATAGGCATTATACTCATCTATAAACTACAACATATAAACACTAATCATTTTCCATAAGAATTCTATTGCCAATTCTAACATTTTAGAAATTAACGACAATATCAAGCCCGATTCTCGACTTGTTTTAATTAACTAAACTACATTTTTTAATGCTACTGATAATTGTGAATTTATTAATCTCTCAATTTCAATATCGTGTAAAATTTTAAATTCTTGAAACTTCTCAAAACATAAATCTCTACTAATTGTTTCTAAATCATTATTAACATTCATTATAAGGAAACTACTATACAAATCCCTCTGAATCTTGAATTCTCCGAAATCATTCCATCTCTCATTTAAATCCTTCTTAATAAATTTATCTTCAATATGATTATACTGACTAGCTTTTACTTTCCATGTATCTATCTTCTTTAATCCTTTATTAATCCACTTAAGTTTATTATCTAAGATTATTAAAAACATTGATGGTGCTTTGTTGGCTAAACTCTTACCGAATCTCTTTTTCTTGTTAAACTTTCCTGTTTTCTTATTGATAGTGATATTCTTAGCCCTGGCTTGTAACCCCTTATAACTCATAGTTTCAACTTTTATGTCGTTGCCGAGAGTTAAAATATAGTTAGCTAATTTATTGTGAGATTGTTTTCTGATTTCTCTTTGTTTACGTTGCAATTCTTTTAATTCCATTTGAGTTTTGATATATTTTTTTGATTTAATCCATTTGCTTTTATCTTTGGTATTGATTGAGCCATCATTATTATATTTATTAGGATTGGTAAAACGTCTAGAACGATCTAACTTCCTTTGTAATACTCTTTTTTGCTTTTCAATATTCTGTACTTCAGGAGCAAGTTCAAGTAATTTAACTTCTTTACCAGAACAAACTGCTAAACTTTGAGTACCGATATCCAAACCGACAGATCCTTCATTGACATAATGCTTAATTTCACCAGTATTTACATCAATCTTCATAGGAGGAATACCATCCAAAATTAATTGTACATAATAATGGTATTTTCCTTTAATAATTTCTCTCTTTATACGGCAATATTTAATTTTATCTCGTAATGCCATATTAGCATAAATATAATTTTTCTTAACTATTACTGGTATTTTCATCCCATCGTATAGTAATACACTATCTCTAAATCTAATCCCTTGCTTATTAGTCTTGCCTTCAATTGAATTTAATTCTCCATAAGATTTATATTTAACTTTCTTTGCTTTATGAAATATTAATCCTTGAAAAGCATTAAACGCCCTAGAAGCAATCTTTTGTGCAGTCATTGCATCGATACCAAAATATTTACTCATAGGTTTAACAAAGTCATGAAGTGCATACTCTGTTAATTTATATTCTTGATTAAGTTTATTGAATATCTTATTTCTATCTTTACCTTTATATTTACAATTTTTTTGATATGCTTTAGATTCTCGCATATGATTATATCGTTTATGTAATTCAGATATACAAGAATTATAAATCTTTCTGCATTTTTCAAAATTCTTATTTAAGATATCTTCTTGAAAGTTTTCAGTTTTTAATGGTAAAGTTAGAATATAATTTGACATAGTATTCACTCCTTTCTTTATTATTTACCTTGATTTTCAATGTATTGTTTAACAACTTCTAAACTAACACTTCCTACTGTAGAAATAAAGGTTGATCTGCTCCAGAACTGTCCTCCCCATAAATATCTCTTTTTTATAAATGGAAATTCTTTATACAGTTTATAAGCAGATATTGATTTTATTAATTGAATACACTTTGTTACTCCATATCTAGGATTACAATTTATTATCATATGAATATGGTTTTTATCAGTTTCCATTTCTTCGATAATAAAATCATGTGCTTTAGCAACTTCCAAACATATTTCTTTAAGTCTTGTTGCAACGTTGCCTATCAAAATACTTTTTCTATATTTAGGACAAAAGATTACATGATAACAACATTTATAAACCAAATGATCTGATCTGAAATAGGATTTATTTTTTCGATATGATTCTATTTAAAATCACCAACCTAATATTAATAATTATATTTATATTATACATTTATTAATATAATAAGTCAATAATTTTTTATTTATTACTTAATTATTTGCACCACACCCTAAAGGGTGGGTGCTATGTTCCGCATTGTATATTTATATTTTCCAGTACAATGAGGACATCTTGGATTCTTTTTAAAATTAGTAACGGTTTTTGAAAACGTATGATTTTTATTACATTCAAATGATAATTCTGTTTTACTGTCAATTTTATCATCAACACAATAATTACTAACACATTTTATATCAGTAGAATTTTCTAACATCCATAGTTTAAACTGGTCAATATTTTGCTTCTTACCCATTTCTTGATTCCTCATATCGAATAGATTCCTATTTTTAAAATAATAAAAGAAGAGTGGTCTAGGAAAACCACTCTTGTTAATATTAATCAAGTTTCGAACCTTAATTAATACCTATCTTTTATAAAATTATTTTATATTACTCAGCTAATGCAGAGTCGAACAAATATCCAATTAATGGAATATATTCCGCAATTACGTAATTTGAAAATTCCCAATCATAACGAGTTACAATACTCCGAGTATTTAAATCTGTTCCAGTCATTGTCGTCATATTCCCGCGAAGACAAATTTGTAATGGACTAACAGCACCTTGTGGCAAAAACCACAAATCAGTTGTAGGAAGTTGTGGAGCATAGAAGTCTCCGGCAGTATTAAGATCAATCATGTTGTAACTATTTGGCATTTCTACAACAATACTTCCTTTATATACTTTAATAAGACCAGTCTTCATTACTTCTTCCATTACATAATCAGGGAATCTAAATTCAGTACCTGCTGAAACTGTACTAAAATTAGCAAGGTCTCCTAGTTTATTTACTGCACTATAATCACCTAAAATTGTAACAGAGGAACCAAATCGTCTTGCTTTTTTTCTTACACTTTCTACTGATGTTTTTGTGATACCTTCTTCATAATTCTTTAAAGTAGTAGCTGCTGTAATAGCTGCTCTTAAAGCGTTAATATGAGAAAGAACCATTTGGTTAGTCATGTCTGTCATTACTTGTTCATTTGCCATTGCAAACCCATCTGTCGCACCACTCTGCAACTCGCGAAAATCCTGACTGACCCCCCCAGTAGAAGTTTTAGTTTCCATAGTACCAGTCCTTTTCTTGACGGTAGGAAATACAAAACTACCAGACGAAGCTTGAACTCTTGACTTCTGACCTTGTAATTCGTACACAGTATATTGCATAACCTCATTAAATCCGACCTTTGTAACCGTTCCCATAGCATTATTAATAGCTAATCTTTTTTCTAATGGTTGCTGAATAGTAACTGTTCTAATAGCATTCAATTCGGTGATTGCTTGGGCATTGCCATCATTAGCAGCAGTTGCCAACATCTTAATTTTATCCATTACCGTATCAACTTTTTTACCATATTTAGATACATCTTTACCATATATGATATTGGTAAAAATCTCCACATTCTCGTTTTTAACAATATTAGGCAACATATTCTTAACATTTTTATTAATTTCCACTTGTTCTGCATTTTCTTGAAAATTTGTAAAATCTATTCCAAAACTCATTGTTAATACCTCTTTTCTTTCTTATTATTTATTTATTACTTTATTGTTGTTTTGTTGTTTAACATTGCTTTACCAATTGACATAACAACTAAAATATTATATATTGCATACAAATATATAAACTAAACCAACTTAAATATTAGATTCCAGGAGTTGCCATAACTTCTACAACATAACCACCAGGAACAATTCCCCCACCTGCATCAATTGTGAATGCACCAAAAGTAGTCTTAGTAATTACCTTAAGGAAAATTGCATAAGTAGAAGGATCTGCTACTTTAGTCCATAATTTAGTATTAGTAGTATCTGCTACAGATCGTCCAATAATATAATTACCAACTGCAACATTTGCAAAAGTATCTGTAACTAAATCAGAAGACATATCAAATTGCAATCCTACACAATCTTTAAGTCTAAATGCTCTAATATACTCGTCTGCTGCGACATAATAATCATCCGTATTGATAATTTCAGGTTTGTCAATAATGTTCAACATAACCCAAATATCACCCAATTTAGCAGTAGCCAAATCTGGAACTAATACCTGTGTATCAGATACCACATTAAATTGATTACCATTATATGTATTTCCAATTGCCAATACATTAGGTTTGTTAGGGACAGTCAAAAAATTAGAATCATGAAATTTAAATAAACTCATTGTTAAATACCTCTTTTCTTTCAATTTTTGTTATTAATTATTACTTGACTTTAATTGTTTACATTAAAATATTATAATTATATTTTACTTTCTTCATCACAAATATTAAAAATTATTAATTAATATTAATTAAAGAAAGATGGGATACTACCGGGAACTTTTTTCATTTCTTTTTCTTTAATAGAAATAAACATTGCATTGTTTGTAGAATTAGTTTCTACATCAGAATCTACATCTTTTTGAGCAATCATTTCCTTGAATTTTTTAGCACACAATTCTGCTTCTGCTTTCTTCAATCCTTCCAAATCAACAGATTCAACAAATACTTTCAAAGTATTTACTTCAGATTCTTCAAAACCATTCTTTGTAATTTCTGTTTCAAAATAAGAATTTACCTCTGCAATTTTTGCTTGAGACTCAGCTTTCACTTTTTCTTCTCTAAAAGAATTTACCTCAACAGTTAAAGATTCTTTTTCTGCTTTTTCAGATTCAAGTAATTTATTAATTTCTACGATTGTAGTATTCGCCTCATTTACTTTGCCATCTAATTCTTGATTTTTTTCTGTTAAATTATTAACTTCTATTTGTTTTTCTTCCAAAGATTTAGTTAAAGTATTGATTTCTGTTGATTTTTCCTCTAAATATTTATTCAACGTATTAATTTCATTGATTTTATCTTCGATTTTTTGATTAAGTTCTAATACAATTTTTTCATCCATTTTCTTACTTTCCTCCTTTGTTTGATTTAATTCTATAGGTTTTTCATTGTTGATTGGAGTCCAAGATTCTTCGACTTCAAAAATATCTCCTAAAATAACATTATTATCATTATCAATTGAATATGAAGATTTATAATACTTTGGAGTCTCATATCTATCCCATTTTCTAATGATAAATTCAGAATTTATAGGATATAATTTATCAACATAATATCCATGATCTTCACAATCACAAATATCACCTATTGCAATCCTAAAAGCTTTTTCCAATAAATTTTCTATTTCCCATGAAGTTAAATTATTAATTTCTATTGTTTTTCCTTTTGAAATTAATTTCATATTATTGGTTTCATTTTCCAAATTATTGTCCTCCTTTCCTGTATTTTTATTTATATCAAGGTTATCCTGTTTAGAATTAACCTCAAAAACTATCGAGTTATCATCCGCTGGATTTTCTAAACTAGATAAAATTGCTAATCCACTGAAATCAAATATTTTGGGACATCTGCCCATTTTTAAGTTTCCGTCATCATCTTTATTCCCATCAAGATAGACTATATTTTTTGCCTTGCCCTTACCATTTATCTCAATTGAACCATAGACTTTACCATTTTCTATTTCTTTTTTTAACCATTTAATAAATAAAGGATATCTCTGTGAATTAATATATCCTTCTGTCATCATTACTTTTTTAATTTGTCCATCAATTTCTACATCGCAAATATAGGCATCTAAGACAGTTCCAACTACTATCCCATCAAATTGAACATTACCTTCATCATCAAATGTCATTGTTCCATGTCCTGAAGGTATTTGGTTCTCTTCATCTGCCCACGATACAACATAATTCATACCTATAGCAGATTTAATATTATTTTGTGTATATTCTTCAAGCCAAGTAATACCATTTTTATTCCACTGTCCTATTTTTGGATGAATAAGATGACTAGACATTTTAATACGAACCCTGCCAGCCAAATCTTCCTCTGCCATTTCGCATATCTCAATGTATGTGTTATCATAATTTATCATTGACTTATTCACAAAATATTCTCACCTCCTTTCAGTATATTTTATTTTATAAAACATACTCCCAGTGTAATTTTGTTCCATCTTCAGATATACCACAAGTGTTATTTTTCCCCCTACAACACGCAGACATAGTTTTAGGGCTACGATTTACATATTTAGACGCTTCATTCATAGAATTATAAATAATGCCTGTCTCAATACATCGTATTCTTTTAGAATTTAAAATTGCGTTATTTTTTACATTTTTAATCTTTTCATCTTCCGAATTATATTTACACCAATATATCAGATTACCCTTTTTAAGATATCTAACAATAGTACTTGGAGTTAATTTTAATAATTTTCCTATGTCTTTAACACTATATTCTAAAGTATTCCATAATTCACATGCTATTTTTACAAAATTATTTAAACTTAATTTATGACATTCTAACCAATCTATTTTATTTAAATCAAATAAATCATTCAAATTACTAGATAATATATTATTTTTTATGTATTCCAATTCAGATTTTAAACAATCTATTCTTATAACTTTTATATTATGTTGAATAGCCAAATCTTCTTTATATTTATCTATCGCAAGACTTTCTTCAGGTGTCATTTTGCTTAACGTATTATAATTTCCATGCCCCATTCCACCATCCATCTCTACTATATATTCATTATTATCTTTTATAAAATAAAAATCATATCGTTTTGATTTAAGCCATTTTGGGCAATATTCAGGAATAAAATCTATCAGTTGATTCAAAAGATTGTACATAATTTTATTTGGATAACTAATACCATCACTACAACTATTACAAGATAAACCATGCGATTTAACATTAGATATACTTTTATCATTAATAATACTATTACAATTAGAACATTTCCAATCTACTTTTTTATGACTTCCTTGAAAATACTTATATCCATCTTCAGGATTCGCAAGAAGTTTAGCTAACTCTGGATTAGTAGTCCACATATCATTAAACCCTTTAAGTATCTTTTGATTAGAACAATAAGGACACCCATATTCGGATAATAAACTTTCTGCCGAAGGTTCCCATTCACCAGTACATGTTAAACATTTAACTAAAATATTATTTTTAATTGTAGTGAAAGTGCCAATAACCATTATATTTTCATTTATTAATTTCATTTCTTCTATAAATTCCTCATGAGTTCTTTTATAAACATTTGCACATTTTGGGCATCCAGAATCATTCAAAAGTGAACTAGGAACAGGATTCCATTCATGATTATGTATAATACAACGACACAATATTGGAATATTACTTTTTACATATTCTCCTAAAACATCTATATTAGAATTAATTTTATTTAATTCTTTTTTAAAAGTTTCAGTTGTATAAGTGATTGATTTACTATATATGCCATTATTCCTTTTTATATTTTCTAAGAAAGAATTTGGTTTTAAATTTATTATTTCTTTGGTTATTGTGTCTTTAATTTTAATTTCAGTTTTAGAATTTTTATATTCTTCAATAACTTTATATCTGTTCTGAATAACTTTATCTATTTCATTCTGAAATTCTTCTGTAGTTTTTTTAAAACTTCTATGTTGACAAAATTTACATCGCTTTCCATTTAAAAAATCATCTGGGATTGGATTGATATAATTTAAACATTTATTATGCTTCATTTTTATATTTGTTCTAGCATTAATATATTTACCTATTACTTCATACTCATCACCAACTAAATCGTAAACTTCTTTACAAAATTCTTCATGTGTTTTTAATTTACCCATCTCCAATCATTCCTTTCTAATGAACTCCTTTCTTGAATTTAAACAAATAAAAGAAGACGAGCGAAAGGAACTCGTCTTATCAGTAGGCTCATGACTTCCTACCTATCTCTTATTAAAAATTACAAAATTATTTATTATTTTTAACCCTTTGCTCATTACTTTTTAAATTTTTCGTGGTTAATCCTGATTCCTTTAATTCTGAATTATCTTTTTGTGGTCTTCCACCTAAATTACCATCTTCATTTGCTGTATCAGCACTATCTGTAGCCGTATAACTTGTAATATGGGGCATATAACGCTCATCAAAGCCATTTTCGATTTCTTGATCACAAATTCCAAGGTAGTCCTCTGGATCAAAACCTGCTGCTGCAATATAAAATATTCTGCTTCCTCCAGCAGTTAAATATAAATCTTTAGCCTTATCATAAACATCCTTCTTATTTAACCATGTAATTGGAAGGAATTTAAGATCAATGTAGCTAAAAGGGAGAATATTTAAATATTCATTAACAACTCTCGTTTCTTCCCTTGCTATTTCATTAATATATTGAAAAACTTGTGCAGAAATTAAGTCTAAATTAATTTGTAAACTTCCTAAATTTGCACTTTTGCTTTCAGCATTTAAAGCAGAAATAGCAATTCCTAAATTTGTACCTATTTTTTTCATGTTCTCGTCGCTCAACGTATCCTTAATTAAAGAAGAATCTTTACTTAATCTATCAATTGTTGTTCCAGGAGCCAAACTGAGCGTTGAAATTCTAGAAGTATTACTACTTGTATTGACTTTTACCGCACCTTTAAATGCTTCAATAATTTCTGTTTGTTGTTTCGAATTTAATGAGCAAGACCCAGTTTTTTCCCCACTCGGTAAGACAAGATAGTATATACTACTTGCCAATTCACTAATTAGTTGATATTGACTATCGTTATAATCATCACTTGCTTTCATATCAATAAAAGCCGAAACTCCATATGGAATACCCCAAGCATCAATTTCATTTGCTTTTGCTTTTAATACAATTGTTTTTCTACAATCTAATATAAACCACCTTTTACTCGCGTCTTTCTTATAGGCCATATATGCTTTCATAAATTCTTTCGGATAATTCTTAATTTCATTAAGCAGCCCACCATATTTAAATTGATCAAAATACATCATATCAAATGCAGCAATAGATATATTATTTTGGAATCCAATTATCTTACAATAATCTAAATCCAAAGGTTGAATCATAAAATTATTATCTAATGACAACCCTTCAATCCTATCAATTGATTCTACTGTCATTGAACCAGTATCTAAATTTTTATTACTTGCGGTAGAATCTCTCAGAACTCCTATGTATGAACCATCAATGAATAAATGTCTTAGAATATCCCTAGTTGTTCGATCAATATTTAATATTTTAAGTAATGTATTAAATTTTGCTTTTTTATCTTTCATTTGTGGAGTTTTATTTCTCAATGTTGTAATATATGATAATGTGGGAAGTGCTATCATGCGGTCGATACTTTGACCATAAATTCCGTTCAAACTATATGATTGTCTAGATATAGTTCTCAAAATTTCATTATATATCATAGGATATTTTACATATTGTTTTAAATCACTCATAGGAATATTATCTGTATCTAATCTTCCAGTTGATATAGAATATGAATTATATGAGAGTGAGTTAGTTTCAATTTCATTTGAGAATTGATTAGGGTTTGGAAAATCTGATTCTGGAGTTTGTGTTAGAGTTGTTTTTTTTGTCAAGTTGGAGATACCTCCTTTCTTTATGAGTATGAGAATACGAAATCGAAATCGCTATCATTTTCTTTCATTAAATCTTGTTCTAGTAAATCAATAAAATATAATCCATACAACATGGACATTAGGATATCCTTCATTCCATTTTTTTCATCTATTTCTATACCACCTGATTTCATTCTTATAACTTGTGTATTTACGGCTTCGCTTATTAATATAGAAGTAAGACAAAATGGCATAATTAATCTTGTTGCCTTATCATTATCTTGTCTATTATCGCTATTTACAAGAGAACTATATTTATATCTTTTATCTAATTCATCAATTATTTCATCTTCTGATAATAATAACTTAATTTTTCTTTTTTCAAAGTTTAATTTGGCTCTACCAACCATATTTGCATGGACAGTAGATGCACTTGCTCCTGATACTTTAATAGTGAATAATAAAGGTTCTGCACTATCATCAATTACACGTTCTTCTAATTTTTCATTTTCATTTCTCGTTTTCCAAGCTGGATATTTTTTATTTCTTAATGAATCCTCAGTTTTTTTTGTACATAAGTCATAAAATGTTTGCCCCATGCCACCACAATCAAGAGCTGCAAAATCACATTCTAAATCATAAAATAGCTGTTTAAATCTTAAAATTTGTGGCTCTACATTCATACCACTCATTGTTTCTATGTATGCAATTTCTTTTATATATTCATCACCATTCAAAGTCAGTCTAAATACAGTAAAAGCTGAGTTATCATTAGCACGAGAAGACATTAAAGCAACGTCAAAACTAATTAATCTTAATTCATCTTTCTCTTTTTTTTGGTAAAATGGATATTTTCTTATATCTCCTCTATATTCCATATATTCATCATCACTTATTGGAATAAGGGGAACATGTATTTTTCTACATCTATTTAAATCTTCAAATCTAAACATAGAACTCTCATTATCACCAGTAGGAATAACTTCCATTTCTTGTCTAAATGCTTCAATATTAGTTGTACTTTCTTTAATCATTTTTTCAATAGTCTTTTTACTAATTATACCAGACGATACTCCGAATTGATAAGGTAAACTAAAAACACAATAGTCCGATTTTTCATCTTTTGTAAAATTTAAATATTGTTCAAAATCATTATATAAACTGCTAGTTTTTGATCCTATGCTAGATAATTCAATAAAATGATTTGTCTCTAGTTCTCTAAAATCCTTATATTCAGCATATTTTAAATAAGGAGGTTGTCTCGTCGCTGTCAAAAATGGAATAAATACTTTATCAATAATTAATTTGTCTACAATTTCCCTTTCGTCAATTATTAAAATCTGGCAACGTTCTCCTCTAGCTCCATCAGATGCTACTACTGTAGCTACTTCGCTTCCTCCGTGAAATATAATTCTTGATTCATCTTTAGCTAATTTTATTTCTGCTATTTCTCTAGCTGCCATTGGACAATTTCTCTGAATTTCTTTAACCTTTGATAATAATAACCCTGCTTGTTTAATATTGGCTGCAGCAACACGAATAACCGTCCCAGGATTTAGTACAGATTTTGCTATACAATATACCATTGTTAAATATGTTTTTCCCGTACCGCGACTGGCTAGGAAGACCGTGTTTCCAGTATGCCACATCATATACAAAATAAATTGTTGCCACCACGACAAATTAATTCCCAAGAACTCTGTGCAAAAACGATGAGGATTTCGGCGATAATATGTTATGTAGTATTCGAAATTATCC